CTTTGTTTAAGACTTGCAAAATCTTCTGAAACTTTATCATAGTAAAAGTTAACAAAGTTATCATCCTGTAAAATAGGTTTTATATAATTTTGAAATACACTGGCTGCTGACTCTCCGGCTGAACTTTGTTGTGGATTTAATTCATTAGCTTTAGCCAATGTTCCATCTTTACCAAATACATCTAAACTTGAATATGCTCCAGTTGGGTCTGTAAAGTCAACGTACCTACTATGTCCTGCGAATGTTCTGTTTACACTTTTAATTTTTTTAACACCACCCACTTGTGATTGTAAGATGCTGTTATAGTCCTGTGAGGTAATTAGCCTATCTTGTGATGCATAGGCTTTAGGTGCGTTTTCTTTAATACTATCTAGGGTTTCGCTACTACTTGCTGTACTAATACTACGTTTAAGCTGTACAGTCATGACTGCATTGTATGTGTTACCATCTATACCAACATAGTTAATAGATAGCTTTTTGTTTACAAGATCGTCTGGTCTTACAGTATATGTGCTATTTTCACTTACACGATACCAAACTCGTGTATTGCCAACTGGTAAACTACCAAATAGTTTATCAGGAAATCTAATGCTAACTCTGTTATTTGTTCTTGTTTTAACACTGAAAATATCTCTAACGCCGCCTGCAAAGCTATTGTAAATTACATTTTCACTATTGGTATCTAAAACTTTATTCCAACTTTTCACAACATTTCCTGATGTGTCGATAGTCTGTACCCAAACATCGCTGTTGTTAATATTGTCTGTGTCAATATCTAATGTTAAATTATCTATTGGGTTCTCAATATTAAAATCGTCAAATTGTAGTGTGCCTTGTTTTACACCTACAAAAAACCCTGTATCATTACTTGAAAGGCCTTTGCCATCATTTTTATAATATATACCAAAACTACTCTGTGGGTCTGGAGATTTCTCTACAATTGTTTGTGAAGTTGTGTCATAGTCAACACTTATTAAGTTATAGCTTACTTGGTTACCATCTGCAAATCCACTGATATCAAATCTAATTTGGCTGGCAGTATTATTTAAATCATAAAATTGTGTTGATACACCATCTAGCATTACTTGTTTCTTTGGACTACCAAAGTTGTTGCTAGTTTGGAATACTGCATTCATTACTGTAATAAAGTTGTCTATATTGTTTACATCAGTTGTGGTTTCAAATCTAATATCTTGTCCACCCAAACTTGTACCTTCACTACCAATAACTGCTTCGTTAGTTTTAACACTTACTACTTTCATTTCTCCAAACGCTGGCACATTGCGTCGAGGACTGTATCCTAAAAACTCTGCAAGTTTAAAAACACTCTCTTGTTTTGTTGCAGTACTTAGAAAGTTATTGCGTGTATTTAAGTCAACTCTGTATGCTAAGTTATGTCCAAATTGTGCAACTACGTCAAGTAGTGCTACAAATTCAGCCGATTCAATCCAGTCATTATAGTTTTCTGGATAGGTGTTGCGTACATACTCAACCATAGTAGTTCTAATTGTATCATAGTCAAATGCTTGAAAGTTTGCATTGATATATGATTCATAAACAACTGTATAATCTTCTGCCGCGAACAATTTATTCTGTCTTTTATTTTGTGCCATTTTTTAAAACTCTATATCTTGTTCGAAATCTCTATCGAATTTAACTTGCAACTCAGTTGCAGTTGTTGTTGGTAAATAAATTAACTGCACAATTATTGTAATTGCTTGTGCATCTGATTGTACATTTACCTTACTGCTATTCAACTCAAACCTAGGATCGTTGGATACTATTGTTAATACTTCTGTATTAATTAAATCAATAGTAGATTCGTCTAAAGGTTGAAATACATAAAAAGGCAAGTCGCTACCAAAGTCTGGATTGGTCCACTTTTCTCCTTTTCTAATATGAAAATGATTGATTAAATCTTGCTTCGCTAAATCTAAATTAGTTAGCGTAGTGCTTGTAAAATCGTTCAGAGTTGTTGTATAGCCTGTTATTTTAGTCATATTAATATTTATGCTAATAATTAACTACTAGGTTTATACTGTGATTTTTGTATTTTGTATGGTAAGTTTGTCTTCTGGCCACATGATATAGTCTTGCCAGGAAGCGTCTGGAATAGTAGTATGATAGTTTCTACTTGCAAAATTAAGCTGGTGCCAACTAGGACGTTTTGGATCCTGTAATGGCTTAACAATTTTATCGTTCTTCTTTACATTACATGGCCCGCATGCCGCTACACTATTTTCCCAAGTGAGTTTGCCACCTTTGCTTTTTGGTATAACATGATCAATAGTCAAATCTGAATAGCTAAATTTGTTTCCACAATATTGGCAATTATAGTTGTCTCTGATATATAAATTTTTTCTTGTATACTTTGCTCGCAACGGAGGCCTGTGATAGCTGTTTAACATTACAATACTTGGTAATGGAATACTTATAGTTGTACTATTTAAAAATACATTATTATAATTTTTGACTACAAAGACTTTATCGCTATACAGGGCTTTAACAGCATTTTGCCAGCTAATTGTACTCAGGGGAAGTAAACTTAATGGTTGGGCATCTGCGTTTAGTAAGAGTACACTGGCTTGCATTTTATTTCCTATTTGAGTAAATTGGCCAAGAGTCGCTTTCTAGATTCGCTCATGTTGGGGAGGAATCGCTGTGTTTCCGCAAAGTACACATACTCTTCTTGGGCTTTGGCTTTTTCGTTTATAAACCTATTTGGATATCGTTTAACTAATTCCTGTAGGCTTTGTTCTTTAATTAAATTTCTTGCTTTAGGTAAACCATAGTCTGCTAACATAATAATTTTACCTTCGCTTTGTCTTAATGGCCGTTGGTTACCACCTGCAATAGTTAATGCAGTACTGATGTACTCCCACTTTCTATTCTCTATATACTCTCTTAATTGAAATTTTCGAGTGTCTGTACCAACACTATAAAAATCTCCAGTAAGATAGAATAAGCTCAACAATCCGTCATATTGACTTTGTGACAGAGTGTCAAGCGTCATTTGCTTCTTAAATTTTCGTTCCTTGTCTTTAAAGTCTGCTATCCATAAATTGAATGCATCTGCTTCAGTAAGACCAGGAGACTCCTGATTACCCTTAAGATTATAACCTATTTTTAATTTATTGTCAACATCATTATAACAATAACCTGTCCATTTTATATTGCGCAATAAAAAATTAATTATATCGTCACTTGCTTCCAAGTCTTGCAAAAGGATAAGTGTAGATGCCACAGTAGAGTTTTTAACTGGAAATAAATCCCAAGTAATCAAGTCTTTACTAGTTATAACATTAGGTAATTTGAAAGATGGCATTATCCAGTATTTCCTTTTCCTGTTGTAAATGATTCTTGTACACTACTATTTCCTAACCAAGGCTGATGCTCTGGCACACGACTTGCGATACTAGAAGTTATATTACTGTTTACAGTCTGTGCTTGTACTTCAGGTTTAGATGCAGAGCTTGCAGGAGGACCGTTTAAGTCAATACGCCCACCAGTTGCTTTTATATAACCGCTTGATGCATTTATTTCATATTGTGATGTTTCGCTTCTGATTGCAAGGGCACTGTGTATATCTATACTACTAGCACTAGATTGTATTTTTATACCTTCATTTCCTGTACTTTTAATATTAACACCTTGGTCAGCTTGCATATTGATATGTCCTTTTGCATGTACATTATAATCGCCTTCAGTACTGATACTAACACCAGCCTTACTGTACATATCTATTCTGCCTTCACTGTCTATTTCTATCCAAGAGCTACCATTTTGGTTTATTATATTAATAAAACCATGTGTATCGTCTAAAAGTATTTGAGCACCTTGTTTTGTTTTTATTCTTATATTTCTACTAGGTCCATCTTCTTGACCGTCATCTAATGATATTACATGCCCTTCTCTGGTTGTCATACCAAACACACGGCTAGGAGTTTCTCGTCTAGCACTACTCATACTATGTCCTCTTACATAATCTTCGTCAGTACCTTTCTCTGTTAAAACATCCATTGCTTCGTTATCTGAAGGCCTGGTGTCATTATCATTTCTATCATACGGATTCTTTTCACTTGATGGAGACAATATAGTTTTTTCTTCTTTATATGCTTGGCTACTTGCGTTGCCTCCCATCATAGCATTTCTATCTTTAGATATAAGACTTCCTATATACACACCTTGTTCCATACCAGCAGTGAATAATACAACTACATTTGTGTTTATTGCTGGAGGTTGTGACCACATTCCGTAGCTCTTAGGGCTACCATTTCCTGTTTGTCCTTCTTCTTCTCCAAACTTCTTTTCGTCTTCACTACTAGCAACAACGTCAGTGTGACCACCAAATGGAGTACACAATAGACATATTCTTTCTGTTGCTTTGCCACTAAAATCACTAATACGAACAGTAACTCTACCAGTATGCAAACTATCATTATTTTTTATCACTTGTCCAATATACATCCCACTGAGGTCGTTAATATTGTATTTGCTATCCTGTTTGCCTCTTCCAGCAACATTGTAGCCTTGTGTTTTGATACTTGATCCTGACATTATTCTATCCTTATATTAACTAAAGCATCGAGCGTTAGGAACGAATTTGTATTTCTATCTTTATATGCATCTAGTGTTTGAGTAAACTGTCCTTGTTGGAACTTGCTTTCAATTGTAACAACTTTATATATACCAGTACTAATTAAATCAACAGGTCCTCTATTTTGGTCTATTAGCAAATCTTTTTCGTTTGCTTGATAATTTAAAAATCCTATCATTGCATTTGTGCCTTTAAAGTTTGCTACTGATAGTTTATTGCCACTTCTCACACTATCAGGAGTACCCATCCAAAAAGGATCTCCTTTAATTTCCAATACAATTTGTTGTGCATCATTTTCTCGTCTTGCCATTTGTCCAGCAACAGAGCTTGCAATTCTATCTGTTTCTGTCAATGTTTCATTAACTTGTTGTGAATTAGGGCTACCTGGTATTCTATCATACACAACACTTTCATTAACATTTATTTTTGGTAATTCAACATCACTTAGGAAAAATTCTCCCGTAAGTTGCTGTTGTTGCTCTCTTGTTTTAAGCGTAACACCTTTTCTATCTGTAGTTATTTGAATAGCATTTGTGGGTGTAAATTGTTGATTATTATCAGCATAATATATACCAGCGGCAGGCGCCTGTGCTACTGTAAATAACTGTTGTATGTCTAATTGGAAATCTAATATTTCAGTATTTTCTCCAGTATATAGGTAGTTGTATTTTTTTACTATAGGCAACGCTTCAAATCGCTGTCTTTGAATTGGTTGATTTGTTTGTAGTTGTTCTTGTTCATCTGCCAATTCTTTTGGAACTGTAAAATCTTCTCCCAAATGTATAGTCACAATAATTTTAGTACGTTGTGTATTTAAGGTACTATCTTCATCATTAAATAATTCTTCTGATACAGTTGTATAAACATAAGGCACAACAAAACTATTTTTTCTTGCATCTTGTACATATGTACTAAAACTTGGTACGTTTTTTTCAATAAGGCTAGTAACTTTTGCAGTTAGTTGTGTTTCACTGTTTACTGTTATGTCTCTTGTATTGACGTCTTCCATAGTGGTACTTTGTCCTGATGAGGTTTGGCTATCAGCAGTACCAGCCCAAGGAGCGGCTTTTAAATCAAATCTTTTTGTTCTAGTTACACTGTCAACTTCTATACTTGTGCTTGGTGCAAATTCAACAACATACTCTTTATTTGGTTTAAATCCGCTTGCTTGCTCTTCAGGCCTCAATAGGTTGAACTCAGCTTCATTAAGTGTATCTTGTAAACGTTGCCCAAAGTTTTGAACATTAGTAACTTCGCTTATATTAATGTCAGTTTTTGTTACTGTACTTGTTTGTGCAGATTTAATAATACTTTGCGCTACTATAAAGTATTTTGCGCCCGCTGGTCCTAGACTTGCTTTCATTTGTCCTATACGTAACTGGTATAGAAAAATACCATCATATTTTTTACTTGCACCAGTTTCACTGTCTCTGCCTACAAATTCTAATTTAAGAACATATGCTTGGCTAGGAAAGTTACTGGGTCTACCCATTCTTCTACCTACACTTAAAACTCTATCTAATAAACTAAATCCCAAAGGTTCATATATTTCAAACACAAACCCAGTAGGCGTACTATTACCTCCAGTTGTACCTGGATTAATTGTACTTTGAATAATTACATTCTCTATACTATATGCGCCAGTTACACCACTTTCAGCAATCACTACTGCCTTGCCTGCTTGTAAGGAGGCAGTGTCATTTACTGCTAATGGTTTGGGGTCATTATATAGATCATTATCAACAATATAAAATGTAAATTTATATGTACCTAAATCTACTGTGCTGATCCAATTATCAGTTACTGTTTTGGTCATTTTATGTAAACCTTGTTGGAACTTTAATTTTTAATCCTGATACAAAATCAATAATAGGGTCGTTCAACATGTCAGGGTTGAACTGTGCAAATACCCACCAAAGTTTAGCATTGCCATAAAGTTCGTGTGCCAGTACGTCTGGTCTATTATTATGCTTTGATGTAAGAACATAGTCTACAGTAGAAGTATTTTCTAAATCTAAACTACCAGGCTCGTATACATCCAAATACTTATTGTTTACAATGCCTGTATTTCTGTAAACACTATCTGTTCTATAACTAGTCATTAGATATATCCTTTATCAATTAGTGATCCACCTGAAGCAAAGTTTTTAATGTTGAATTCTTTACGCACACTACTTGGTGGTAATTGTACACCTAAATCTATAGACAATAATAATTGTGTAGGTATGGTAACAGTACTACCAGGTTCAAAATCTGCTCCTGCATTTAAAATTGTTGTATCTTCAATTTGAGGACCACTTTCAATATCTGATTCAGATACCATTACATAATCAACATCTTCTGTTAATGTGTATGAAACGCTTTTTACTACTACTGGTGTATTTTTTGCATGTACTGCGCCGTATCCACTAAAACTAAGAATAGGTGGAGGTGTTCCAGCAGTAGCTCTTCTTTGTTGTCCAAAATCTGACTTTACACACGTTTTTAAAAAATGTATAGCAGCAATTGTATATTTTGCTTCTTCTAAATTATTACTTGTAAATAATGCAGTAATGTTAATCTGAGGAGTTGGGGTGTTTACATAATAATTAGGAGCATACATACCATGTGTTATATCGAAAGCACCATAATTTGCACTGTGCGACATCTGTATTGTAGGTGTGTAAGGAAAAACTATACCCCCATTATTGGATCCTTGTCCAGAACGTAAAGGTGCTAACATACCACTAAAGTCAAAAGGGTTTCCTGGTTTTGTTACCAGCTTTACAAATTGATCTTGTGCTACTCCACCACTCATGTAAGTCTATCCTCGATAAATTTAAATATCTTCTCATCAAACTTTCCAAAGAACTTAGCAAACATTTTTTGTTTTTCCTCTGGAGATGCGTTACTTGCCATTGTTTCACGGAAATCACTTGCACTCATGCCACCTTGCATAAGTGGTGCTTCATAATAATATATCATTTCAGCAGCTGGTTTCATTTCATCCATGTTATCTGGCAATGGTTGTACTTTATCTGATCCGCCTAAACGCCCTGCGTCTTTGGCACCAAATACCAATACAAGTCTTGTATTGTTGTTATCTCTGCCTACTGTAGATGGTTCACTTCTGTATGGATTGGTATTTACAATCTTATCTGATGGTATACCAAACATTGTAGACATAATGCTTTTCTTTTCGTCAAATGTAAATGGATCATCGCTATAGTTGCCAGCCGCATGCATCTTTGTTGCTTTCTGACTAAAAGTCGTAGCAATAAATACATTTGAAGCACCGAACTTGCCTACTAGATGTTTATATACATCTCGGTGTCCTTGGTGCATAGGTTGAAAGCGACCTCCAAAAAATACTACAACATTTGCAACATTTTCAGTTATTTTAATAATTTCATTAATAAGCATGACTATTCTCCAATAGTATTTATACTATTGAAATATCGATTGACATCGCACAAGGCCGCATATACAATGCTTATAACTAGGAGAAAATTATGGCTAGAGCCCCTAAACAATTTTATTTAACAAACAAAGACTTATTGAAAGAAATACACAAATCTAAAATGTCCTATTGTTGGGTCAAAGATGAAGAAAGCGAAGGCTTATTTGATGCAATTGTAGAGAGTTTAGATGATATTGATGACGAAATCATTGATCTTGCTAGACAAACACGTGCAACTAGGATGCAACGCTTTGCTCATGAGGCAGAAGTTAAACGGTGGGAAAAGGGATTAACAGGCAAAAAGACAAAGCCTAAAGCTGCAGATTTTGCAGTAGATGTAGATACAATTCCAAAAACAGATGTGGTTATTCGTGTAATGACTTTTGATCATGTTCCTAAAGAGAACAGAAAAAATAAACCAAAAACAGAAGCAGATTATCATGCTAAGTGTAATTTTCCTCCTTTTAAACATTATAATCTTAAAGAAGATAATTCTTGGGAAGAGGTTGCACGAAGTCATTGGGAAGGTAGTTTAGGTAATGGAGCATTTAGTGTTACACATGGTACTACCAATAATCGTTTAGCAAGTATGTATATGAAATTGTGTGAACGATATAGTATGCGTGGTAACTGGCGTGGCTATACATATGTAGATGAGATGCGTGGACAGGCGTTATTGCAGTTGACACAAATAGGTTTACAATTTAATGAAGCAAAGAGTGCTAATCCGTTTGCATACTATACTGCTGCAATCAATAATAGTTTTACAAGAGTACTTAATTTAGAAAAACGTAGCCAGGAAATTAGAGATGACTTATTAGAAGAAGAAGGTCTAAATCCAAGTAGCACAAGATTGTTTAATGCAGAATGGGAAAGTGCTCAAGAAATAATCAACAAAAAAACAAAAGAATCGAAAGAATCTGAATCCACAACATCAAAGCAAGAAGCAGGAGAATAAATGTTTTTTGACAAGGCTGTTATCTTTACCGATATCCACTTCGGTATGAAGAATAACTCACGAACTCACAACATTGATTGTGAAAACTTTATCATATGGATGATTGAACAGGCGCATCAAAGAGGAATTAAAAAATGTTTCTTTTTGGGCGACTGGCATCACAATCGTGCAAGTATTAATGTTAGTACACTCAATTATACGCATAGTAATCTCGAAAGGTTAAATGATAACTTTGACGAGGTAATTATGATTACAGGCAATCATGACTTGTATTATCGTGAGAAGAGAGAAATACACAGTGTACCTATGGTAGCAAACTATAATAAAATTAGAATGATTAATGATGGTACATTTATTGAAGATGGTGTGGCATTTGTTCCATGGCTTGTAGATGACGAATGGAGAAAGCTAAAAGAGATTGACTGCAAATTTATGTTTGGTCATTTTGAGCTTCCTAGTTTCTATATGAACGCACTTGTGCAGATGCCAGATCATGGGCAACTAAGTGCTGAAGATTTAAAGAAGCCTGATAAGGTTTTTAGTGGGCATTTTCATAAAAGACAAGAAAGAGGCAATGTAGTTTATACTGGCAATGCATTTCCACATAACTTTTCAGATGCATGGGATGATGACCGTGGTATGATGATTTTGGATTGGGATGGAACTATGGAGTACATACAATGGCCTGATGCTCCAAAATATCGAACAATACCATTGAGCAAATTAATTGATAGCCCTGGTGATTATTTGGCAGATAATACATATTGTCGTGTAAGTTTGGACTGTGGCATTACATACGAGGAAGCAAACTTTGTAAAAGAAACATTTGCACAACAATATAATTTGAGAGAGATTTCTCTTATTCCAAGTAAAAAAGAAGAACACACAAATGATTGGCAACAAGGTGTTGACATTCAAGTAGAAAATGTTGATAGTATAGTACTAAGCCAAATACAATCAATAGAAAGCGAAAATATCAAAAAAGAAGTTTTGGTAGACATTTATAGAGGACTAAGTCATTAATGTTAACAATTAAAAACATAACAGTAAAAAACTTTATGAGTGTTGGAAATGTAACACAAGCGGTACACTTTGACAATGCAGGACTTACTCTTGTTTTAGGAAATAACCTAGACTTGGGCGGTGATGGTTCACGTAATGGCACTGGTAAAACTACAATTGTAAATGCACTTAGCTTTGGATTATTTGGTAATGCACTTTATAATATTAAAAAGGACAACCTTGTTAATAAAACTAACAATAAACAAATGTTAGTTACTGTTGATTTTGAAAGAGATGGTGTACAATATCGTATTGAGCGTGGACGTAAGCCTAATATTTTTAAGTTTTTAGTTAATGAGGTTGATAGTCTTGAAAGCATTACAGATGAGATGCAAGGCGAAGGACGTATGAGCCAACATGCTATTGAGCGTGTTCTTGGAATGAGTCATACAATGTTTAAGCATGTTTGTGCATTAAATACATATACTGAACCTTTTCTTAGTATGCGAGCTAACGATCAAAGAGAACTAATTGAACAACTATTGGGTATTACACAGCTTAGTGAAAAGGCTGATGTACTTAAAGATCTTGTTCGTATAAGTAAAGATAGCATACAAGAAGAAACATACCGTATAAGAGGTATAGAAGAAGCCAACGAAAGAATTGGTAAAAGTATTTCTGATCTAGAACGCAGACAACGTGTATGGGTACAAAAAAGACAAGAAAGAATTAATGAGTTTGCTAGTGAGCTACGTGCTTTGGAACATATAGACATTGATGCTGAATTACAAGCACATGTGGACTTTGCTGCTTTTAACGAAAAAAAGACAAGACTTGATGAAGCTAATCGGTGGATTGCTAGTTTGGATGCAGACAACAACAAACAACAAAAGCTAATAACTAAACTAGATAAAGAAACAAAATTACTTCAAGAACACAAATGTCATGCATGTGGACAAGATTTACATGATGATAAGCAACAAGACATTCTAAATAGTAAAAATGAACAACGAGAAGAAGCAAGCACACATATTTGGGATAATGGATTAAAACAAAAAGAATATAAAGACACTATAGCAGAAATTGGTGACTTGGGTGTTTCCCCAACAATACAATATAATACTGTGCAAGAAGCATTTGAACATCAGAATAAAATACAACAAATGCAAACTGCACTAACTAATGCGGAACAAGAAACAGATCCATATACAGAGCAAATTGAAAGTTTGAATGAAACAGGATTGCAAGAATTAGACTGGTCAGAAGTTAATAGAATTACTGAACTAAAAGAGCATCAGGACTTTTTATTGAAACTATTAACTAACAAAGATAGCTTTATTCGTAAAAAGATTATTGAACAAAACTTGCAGTTTTTAAACACACGATTAGAATATTATATTACACGTTTAGGTTTACCACACGAAGTACAATTCCAAAGTGACCTAACTGTAACTATTACACAACTTGGACAAGACTTAGATTTTGACAACCTATCACGTGGTGAGCGCAATAGACTAATACTAGGACTTAGTTGGAGTTTTCGCGATGTATTTGAAAGCATGAATCATCCTATTAACTTAGTTTGTATTGACGAACTTGTTGATAGTGGTATGGATACAGTTGGTGTGGAAAGTGCATTAAGTGTTCTTAAGAAGCAAGAGCGTGAGCGAGGTAAGAATATTTTACTAATTAGTCACAGAGATGAATTAGTAGGACGAGTGAATAACATTTTACAAGTAACAAAAGAAAATGGATTTACTACGTTTAATACAGAAGTAGAAATTGTGGATGTCTAACGAAGAAGATTTATCTAAAAATTGGAGCAAAATTATTGAAAAAGTAATGTATCCAAAAAAACAAATTGCAGATACACAACATGAATTATTTGCATCCAAATTTAAACATATAGACATTACAAAATTAGGCATTGACATAATGCAGAAAATACAGTATAAACAAGATGAGTAGTAAAAGTAAAAATAAAGGAAAAGGTTTTGAACGTGAAGTATGTAAAATACTTTCAGAAATCTATCAAGACAACTTCGAACGTGTCCCACACAGTGGAGCGTTTGTAGGCGGCATTAATGCCGCTCGTAAGAGTACACTTACGGAAAATCAAATCAAGGCATTTAAAGGAGATATAATTCCTCCTGATAACTGGAATTATTTTAACTGTGAGTGTAAAAACTATGCAGACTTTCCTTTCCATCAACTATTACAAGAAAAACCAATACCAATTTTAGAACAATGGCTCGAACAAACACTAGACGCACATGATGAAAACGACTTAGACATATTGTTTATGAAGTTTAATCGCAAAGGCATTTACATAGCATTTCCTTCGATA